ATATAGCATTTATGTAAAAAATAAGTGTTGAAAAATTAGGAAATGTCAATTATATTTTGTATCTTTGTACAAGTTCAACGATACAACGGAGTTGGACCGAGAGACATAAAGGTATTTGGGGGATGGAGTATTTATAAAAGAGGAAGGGTACCTTTAGCAAAATAATTTAAAAATAATTCACTTTTAATTTGGAATTATAAAATATATTTCGTATCATTGTATCAAATTAATAATTAACACTATGATGGACCCAAAATTTAACATTGGTGATACAGTATATCACAACACACCAAACTCAGATGAAGCACTTGTAATAGAAGTTATCTATTCATACCTAAGAAATACACATGCATACATTGTAAGTACTGGATTTGGTGTAGAATATGAGTGTGCAGAGCATGAATTAACAGATGAAAAATCATTATTTTAAAATACTATGAGCGAAGAAACAGAAGAGGTTTGGTTTGAACCAAGTATTATCTATACAAGTGATCAACCAGCAGGATTTAAAGAGTGGACGAAAGGAATCACCTATAATAAATACAAAATACTATTACCAGATGGTACATCAATGAATGCTAAGATGTTTTTAGACTTACAGCAACGATTTAAACGATTTTAGGTATTATATAACTTAAACGAGTTATATAACTTTGCAACATCTAAAATTTGATGTGTTTTGTTTGATTTAAGACACTTTAATAGTCTGTCTGGTATTAGTTATTATCTCAGTTATAAATCGTGTCTTAAAACGAATGAATTAAATAAATTTTTTTTGGAAAATTTTTAAATTTTGTTTATTGATGAATGCGTGGGATAACCCAAGATCATGCCCCGACCCTTTTTAAATTTTGGGATATACCCGTGGTTGTTACCACAGGATATTACACATTATGTCTAACATTGGAATGTAGCTATGAATCAGCACTTCCATACAAACAATAGCGGCGGCTATTCAACACGTGATACATTATGGAAATTACTCAAGAAATTGCGTTAAGAATCATTGAATCTAAACCAGTAATCAGACAAGACTTATTAGTAAATCAGAAAGACTTATTTAACATGCATCATTATTACACACACAAGTACAGAAGTAACGATAGATTGTTAGATATTAATGTTGGATTGTTTAGAAATGATAAACAACAACTTACAGCTCAAATTTATATTGCAGATAAGCATACAAAAATTAGAGAGCAGTTAATTTTAGATGATAATAATAATGTAATTGATACTGATATAATAATTAAAAGATATGAATAAAGAAATAATTATACATAAAGAATTAAAACATTCTGTTTGCACATTAAACGGAATTATGAATGAATCAAATTTAGAATTTACTAAGAGAACAATGATTTTTGATGCTCTTCGCAATCACACTGATCTAGTTGATACCTTTCAACATTATCCAGTAGACGATATATCAGATGTAGATATGACATTAGATGTTGTAATTATGTCTAAGAAAAGATATGATAAGTTAATAGCATTAGAAGTAGCAAAGATATATGAATATGAACAACATAAAGAACTTAGGGTAAATGAGTAGTTTTAATAAAGCATCTAATAGAAAGAGTAATGTATTAGATAACACAAAAGTTAAAAAGCACATTGATGCGGTATATAAAATAATTGCTGAGGTTGACGCCTTAGCAGTTAAACTAATTGATTTGAATTTAGAAGTTACAGATGAGAATGTAGATGAGATTGTACTTCAAGTAACAGGTAAGGAATTAGATTCAATGGAAAGATTTTTATTAATGGGTAAACTAGAATCACATGTTAAAGAAAGTAACGCTTAAAAATGTATCTGCCTTTATAGAAGGTAACACAAAACAAGTATTAGCGGGAATGGGTTTACAACCTAAACATGTTGAAGAACAAATACTTTATCGTGCATCACTTTGTTCATCATGTATTGCAGCAGGTAAGTGTGAGAAATGTGGTTGCTCTGTACCTGGAAAACTATATGTAGCTAAATCATGTAACCCTGAAAAGTTTCCAGACTTAATGAATAATACAGAATGGGAAGAGTTTAAAAAAAGAAATTTATTAAATGATTAAAGAGTATATAATTAAATATGAACCTCTAAATAGAATATTAGATAAGATAGATAGTTTTGTTACACGTGTAAACAAGTTTAATGAAACACATAATAACTACAGATACACAGTGTCTATATCTAAGAATAAAGATTTATGGGATGCTAAATTGAAAATTGATAATGAAACAAAGTATGACACTAAAGTATCTGAAACTATTACTGGAACATCTACAGTATTATAATGATATGGCTCCTTTTCCTGTATATGATACAGAGTATGTTGAGGAAGTAAAAAATAAAATAAAAGAAATGGAAGACAAGAATAAGGAGTATGATGAATTACCTGTAGTAGCATGTAGACATTGTAAAAGTTTACATGTAGTATCTGACGAGTTAGATAATTCAATATGCATGAGATGTGGTTCTGTAAATGAATTGCAAGAATTTGAAAATATTTATAAATATAAAGAATTTAAAAATGGCAAAGATTCCTAATACAGAAAAAAGAACATTGAAGACTGAACCAAAATTAATGGTTGATCTTAATGCTGAACAGAAAGAATTTGTAGAGTTATTTTATCAGTACGATGTTAATTTTCTATTAGGAGATTTTGGATCAGGTAAATCATTAGCTGCTGTCCATACTGCCTTAAAAGCCTTTAGGAAAAAACAATTTAATGAGATCTGGATTACAAGACCTATGATCGATAAAAAAACTGGAGCGTTGCCTGGTGAGATTAGAGATAAGTTAGCACCATGGATCTTTCCAATCATTCAGAACCTAGAAGTATGTCAAGGTAAAGAAATGACTGAAAAGATGGAAAAGGATGGGTTAATTAAGATCATGCCTATACAGTTTGCTAAAGGTGTTACATTTATGAAGTCTGTAGTTATTATTGATGAGTTTCAAGATATGGACTACGATGATTTCAGAACAATCTTAACTCGTTTAGGTGAGGGAAGTAAAATGATTTTTTGTGGATCTGAACAACAAGTAGATAAGATTATAGGTAAAAACAGTTGTATATACCGTGCGATGACCCTTAAACAATCTAATCTAGTTGGATTCAAAACACTTACGTCAAATCACAGGAATCCTATACTAACACAAATAATTGAATACTTAGAAACTAAAAAAAATGAATAATACTAAAGTAGCGAATCTTAATGTTAAGTTAAAAGATTTATTTTTTAAATGGTTAGATATAACTAAAGCCTGGCATAAGTTAAATAATCAACAACAGCAAGTATTAGCTCTTTTATTATATCACCATTATCTTTATAAAAAAGATATAACAAATAATAAGATTCTTTGGAAAATACTATTTGATTATGATACTAAACTAAAAATAAAAGAAGATCCTATTTTTGAAAAAGGATTAAGCGATAACGCATTGCAAAACATGCTTACGACATTAAGAAAAAAAAAGATTATTATTGATGGTGAGATATCTCCGTTATATATACCAGAGTTAAGTAATGATAGTAAGAATTTTAAAATAATATTTAATTTTAATATTGTAGATAATGAGTAAAGCAGATAGTGATAAGGTAAAGATGCTTATACATAAGATTGGATTAAAGTATCATTTACAAGATGAAGATATACGAAAGATAATAGCTTCACCATATATGTTTGCAAGAGAAACAATTACGTCGTTAGATTTAAAAGATAATATATCAGAAGAAGATTTTAACAAACTAAAAACAAATTTTATATTTCCTAAGATAGGAAAGTTTTACGTAAAATACGGTGTTGTAACAAGATACCAAAATACAAATAAAAATAATTAATTATAATAAAGATGGAAGAGAAAACAAACTTAACACAAGAACAAGTACTAGAGGTAATTAAAGATTTTAATATTGAACCTCTTTTTAGTAAAGTAATCATAACACTTAATAGTCTTGAAGTAGACGGTAGTCTAGTATTATCAGACAATACGTTATCTGAAGAACAATATGTTGTAGCTAAAGGTAGTGCTGTACGCGAACTAGAACCAGGTCAAAAAGTAATTATTGATATTGAGAAGATGATGGTTACCGTGCGTTCTGAATCAACTAACGCGTATGAGGAAGTTAAACAAGTTAAGATTGACCCGATTGTAGTAAACGATGTTGTTTACGCAATCATTGAAGATAGATTAATTAAAGCTAAATATAAAAACTAATATGGAATTAATTGTACACATTATTGTAGGCGTTGCTGTTTTTGGACTTATTTACGAACATGTTAAATTAAGAGTTGCATATAAAACAGTATATGACGCATATGAACAACTAGAATTAGAAGCGTTTTATAGTGAAAAAGAATATCAAAAACTAAACGAAGAACTTATCAATAAAAATGAAAGACTTGAAGATAAACTTTTAAAATTAGAACCTGCAACTACAAAAGTTATAAAGGCTACAGTTGTAAGAAAGAAGGCAGCCTCTAAAAAAATACCTAATGTAGAATAATGAAATTATTTGAAATGCGTGACTTTAATCTCCAAGTAGTTCCAGAAGCTTGGGGATTATTGCCGTTTAAGGCGATACTTAAACGAGATAAAAATCGCAATAAAGAAACAGCATTTAAAGAGATGTTGTTTATATATTTTTATTGTGATATACGATCAGATTATGTTTATATAATTGAAGACGATATACGATTTAAAGAGATTCGTAAAGATATTGGATTACCTGATACGTGGACAATTGATATTGTAATGAAAGAAGCTATCCAGTATTATAATTCAATGGAAATAAGTCCTATTGCAAAATTATATAAAGGATCATTAAAAGCAGCAGATGATATATCTAAATATTTAGAATCAACTGAAAGTCTTTTAAAAGAACGAACTGCGAGTGGTGGAGTTGTAACACAGTTGTCAACAATAACATCTTCGTTAAAAGCAGTGCCAGGTATCATGCGTGATTTAAAGTCAGCATATAAAGAAGTACTTGCTGAACAAAAAGAATTAGAGGGAAGAACTAAGGGAAGTAGATCACTAAACCCATTTGAAGATGGATTAAGTATAGAATAATATGGAAGAAATATATTTTAAAGAGGAAGCTAGAAATAAACTTTTAAGTGGTATAAATAAATTACACGATGCAGTAGCATCTACAATGGGACCAAATGGTAAGACTGTAATCATAAGTGATGTTTATGGTAAACCTAAAGTAACTAAAGATGGTGTTTCTGTAGCAAGAGCTATTTCTTTTAAAGATCCTGTTGAGAATATGGGTGCAGAATTAATTAAAGAAGCGGCAGAACTTACAGTAGATGTTGCTGGCGATGGTACAACTACTGCTACAGTATTAGCTACTGCGTTTGTTAACAATCTAAAAGAATTTGAATCTAGAGATATTAATAAAGCGTTTGATGAAATAATACCTAAAGTAATTGATCAGTTAAAACAAAACTCAAAAACATTAGAACGTCATGACATTAAACATGTTGCGACAATATCTGCAAATAACGACACTGTCATTGGTGACATTATTCAAGAAGCATATAATCATTCAGATATTATTAAAGTTGAGGAGTCAGCCTCTAATAATGATATATTAGAGTTAGTTGAGGGTATGCAATTAGATGTATCTTATTTGTCTAAAGCATTTGTAAACATTGAACGTAAAGCTGAATGTGAACTAACTAACCCTCATGTATTAATTATAGATGGTAAACTTGAAACTTTAAAAGGTTTTGAGCAGTTGTTAAATGCAGTAGCGGCTAATAATGAATCGTTATTAATTATAACAGAACATATTACAGAACAGGTATTAAGAATGCTTGAAACAAACGCGTTAAGCGGTAATATTAAATTATGTGCAATTAAATCACCTGGATTTGGTCAACATAGAAAGGATTTACTAAAAGATATTGCAAAATTTACACAATCTACAATTATAACAGATTTAAGTAAGCCTTATACACTTAATGTTGCAGGTAAACTACAATCTGTAAGAGTTACTAAAAACAATTCAATCTTAGTTAAAGATAATACAGTAGATGTAACTGAAATAATTAATGATCTAAATGAATTGTCAAAATCAATTGATTTATCAGAACACGATAAGGATTTAATTATACAACGAAGAGATAGACTTACAGGTAAAATATCAATCATTAAAGTAGGTGGTATTTCTGAAGTTGAAATGAAAGAACGTAAAGATAGATATGACGATGCTGTACTCGCAGTCGCGTGTGCGTTAGAAGAAGGTATTGTTGAGGGTGGGGGTAATGCTCTTGTGAATATTGTTCCAAGAAATCTCAATGGTGTAGATATACGATCTAATATTTATAAATCTATTTGTTCACCATATAATCAAATAAAAAATAATGGTACTGTTTTTAGTGGTAACATGTTTGATCAAAACATTATAGATCCACTTAAAGTTACACGATGTGCGTTAGAAAATGCAGTATCTGTAGCTAAAACAATATTGTCTACGGATACAATTATACTTAACGAACGCCAATGGAATTAAATAACTATCAAACACCTATAGATGATAAACTAAGAGAGTCTGTACATAAAGAGGTGTATGACAGTATCTTAGAGTATGTGTCTAGTGTTAAGTTTATACAAAGACTTATTGCACCTGAAAGTACTAGAGGTTTTGCTAAAGACAGAGAGAAAGAAACTGAGTTTTATAATGATGGTAGAATTAAAGTAGATTTATCTAACCCACATATTCTTGAAGACATGGATTTCTTTAGAGAAAAGGCATTGTTTTTTGAAAAGAATGGTAGATATACAAATATACCTCCTAATAGTAATCCAAAGTCTGAATATGCTGAATTTTGGAAAGATGAACTTCGTAAATGGAAGCACGGATTAGTTAGACCAAGTGATGGTGAATGGATTCCAGGTACACTATACTTTTATTGGAATTATAGTCCAATATGGTTAGTTGAAAAGGTAGGTAGGGAGTCTGCTAATAAAAAGACTAAGGGAGAACGTATTCGTAAGTTCCCAAAGCCATGGTTAGGTGATTACTTATATTTTCATTATACACAACAAGCTAAAGATAACGGTAAGCACGGTAAAGTACTAAAAACCAGGGGTATTGGATTTAGTTTTAAGAATGCATCAGAATCACCTAGGAATATGTATGTATATCCTGGTTCAGGTAATCCTAATTTTCACTTAGCGTCAGATAAGGCGTTTTTGTCAGGAGATAAGGGAATATGGGGAAAGATTTTAGATACATTAGACTGGGTTGCAGAACATACACCTTTACCAAAGATGAGAATTGTCGATGGTAAGAAAGCAATGGAATTACAGCTTGGTTATCCTGATGAGTATGGTAATCGTAAAGGATTACTGTCATCTGTATTTGGTATATCATTAAAAGATAATCCAGATAAGGCAAGGGGTATCAGGGGACCACTTATTCACTATGAAGAAGACGGATTGTTTCCTGACTTAGAAAAAGCATGGAACGTAAATAGAAAAGCGGTAGAAGATGGAGATGTCGCGTTTGGATTTATGTTGGCTGGTGGAACGGGTGGTACACAAGGTGCATCATTTGCTGGATCTGAGAAATTATTCTATAAACCTGACGCATATAACATTTTTGGTTTACCAAACGTATATGATAAGAACAATAACGGTGAAACAGAATGTGGTTTCTTTTGGGGAGCGTATTTAAACCGTAATAACTGTTATAATGAAACAACAGGAGAACCTGATGTAATAAAAGCGTTAGTAGAAATACTTTCTGATAGATTTGTAGTAAAATACGGATCGTCAGATTCATCTGCAATTACACAGAAGAAAGCTGAGGAACCTATTACACCACAGGAAGCAATCATGCGTACAGAGGGTACTATGTTCCCTGTTGCAGATATTAAAGAGTTTCTTGAGAGTATCGCACCTAAGAAAGAATCCTTTTTAGCTGAACATTATATTGGTGAATTGGTTCTAAACAACATGGGAGATGTTGAATGGAAACCTAACAGCGATATACATCCGCTAAGATCGTATGATTCATCTGATGGTGATAAGACAGGATGTCTTGAGATATTTGAGATGCCACGTAAAAATGCAAACGGTGATATACCAAGAGGTAGATATATATTTGGTATTGACCCTATTGACGCTGATACAGGTACATCGTTATTTAGTATAATTGGTTTAGATACCTTTACTGATAGAATTGTATGTGAATACTCAGGTAGACCAAGATTAGCAAACGAAGCTTATGAAATAGCGTTACGTGCCCTTAAATTTTATAATGGTGAAGCAAACTATGAGAGTAACTTAAAAGGTTTGTTTAGTTACTTTGATAGTAAAAATTGTTTACACTTTTTGGCGGATGTCCCTCAAGTCTTACGTGATATGGATATGGTGAAGTCAACCAACCTATACGGTAATAAAGCAAAAGGAACACACGCGAATAAAGAAATTAATAAGTGGGGTAGAATGTTACAAGCACAATGGATGCAAACTAAAGCTCATGGTGATGATGACGATAATAGACTTAATCTACATCGTATTAGAAGCATACCATATTTAGAAGAGTGTATTGCGTGGAACAGTGATGGTAACTTTGATAGGGTATCTGCTGCAGGTATGCTATTCATTTTGAGAGAGGATAGATTTAAACGTATCAATTCATTAAAAGGAAATGTAGATAAAACAGTTAAAAAATTATCAAATGACACTTTCTTTACAAGAAATTATAAAACACAATAGCTATTAACAATGGACTGTATTTTAATAATTTATTGAATTTTATTTGGAATAATCAATAAAATTTGTTATATTAGCAAGTTATATATAAAATAGAAAAAAATGCCAAGAATAAATAATTTAGTTTTACCATTACAGCGACTACCTTTTAAAAAGAAAGATAAGCAGTGGCGTACAGATTGTGTAGATTATGCAGATAGACATTCTTTTTATAACAATGAAAGAGTTAGAAAGAGTTTGCAGAATAAAATTATAAATCTTAATCTTTATAATGGTATTGTAGATATTAGAGATTTAACTAATGTTGTTAATCCTCATCAGGTAGATGCAAGTTTTGTACCTGACAATATTCCACATCACCCAATTCTTGTACCTAAAATTGACTTATTAGTTGGTGAAGAAATTAAAAGAAGATTTGACTATTCAATTATTGTAACAAATCCTGACGCGATTACTAAAAAAGAAGAGGATAAGAAAGAGTTTTTGAAACAAAAGCTTGTTGAGTTCTTACAAGGTAATTACGCGGATGAGGAACTTAAAGTTAAAATGGCTGAGTTGGAAAAGCATATGAAATATAATTGGCAAGATATTCGCGAGAAGACTGCTAATAATATTATGAAGCATTATGCTCAAGAACAACGATTCGATCTTACATTTAATTTAGGATTTAAAGATGCATTAATTTTTGCTGAAGAAATTTATCAATGTGATATTATTCATGATGAACCAGTGCTTATTAAGCTTAATCCATTAAAAGTACACTCTGTAAGATCAGGTAACTCAGATAGAATAGAGGATTCATCTATTATAATTGTGCAAGATCACTGGAGTCCTAATAAGATTATAGATATCTATCACGATGAATTAAAACCTGAAGATATTGATTATATTTTAACATATAGTACAAACTCATCTAAAGGATCATATTCAGATGATCAGAACAATCACGTATTGCTTCGCGACGCATTGAATACAGGTGTTGAGGGTATGTATGATACTATCTTTAATTTAGCTGAACTTAATGGTCACTTTTTTGGTTCTAACTATACTGATGATACAGGAAACATTCGTGTACTTAAAGTATTTTGGAAATCAATTAAACAAATTAAAAAAGTTAAGTACTACGATGAGTACGGTGAAGAACAATACAAGATAGCTTCTGAAGAATATATCCCTAACAAAGAAATGGGTGAAGAAGTAACTTCTATGTGGGTTAATGAATGGTGGGAAGGTGTTAAAGTAGGTAAAGATATTTATTTAAATATTAAACCACGTAAGATTCAATATAATAAGATCCACAATCCGTCATTATGTCATCCAGGTATTATTGGTCAGATCTACAATACAAGTCAGTCAAAAGCTGTATCATTAGTTGATAGATGTAAAAACTATCAATACATGTACGATGTAATCTGGGATAGATTAAATAAAGCAATTGCTACAAACTATGGTAAGATATTTGAATTAGATTTAGCTAAGGTTCCTGAAAACTGGGAAGTTGAAAAATGGATGCATTTTGCAGTAGTAAATAAGATTGCGGTAATTGATTCATTTAAAGAAGGTCAACAAGGTGCCGCTACAGGTAAACTTGCAGGATCTATGAATACTCAAGGTGGTCGTGTAATGGATATGGAAACAGGTTCTTATATTCAACAACATATTCAACTATTAGAGTTTATTAAAATGGAAATGGGTGAAATTGCAGGAGTATCTGCTCAACGTCAAGGTCAAGTTTCAAATAGAGAAACTGTAGGTGGTGTAGAGCGTTCTGTAAATCAATCTAGTCATATTACTGAATGGTGGTTTATGTTACACGAACAAGCTAAGATTAGAGTACTGGAATGTTTTCTAGAAACAGCTAAGATAGCTTTAAAGGGTAATAATAAAAAAGTCCAATTCTTATTAGATGATCAATCAATACAAACCTTGAACTTAGAAGATAATGATTTTTCTGAACAAGATTATGGTCTTGTAATTACAACATCAGGTAAAACAATGGAACTTGAGCAAATGATAAAACAAAACGCTCAAGCATTTTTACAAAATGGTGGATCTATGTCTACAATTATGGACATATACTTTAGTTCTTCATTAATGGATATGCGTAGAAAACTTGAGGATGCTGAAGAACAAATGCATCAACGTCAATCTGAGCAATCACAAGAAGCTAATAAAATACAACAACAAAATAATCAAGCTATGGTTGAACTAGAAAATAGAAAACTTGAACTTGATGATATGAAAAATCAACGAGATAACCAAACTAAATATGATATTGCACTTTTATCACAAGAAGCAAATGCAGGTGATTTAAATGGTGACGGTGTTGAAGATCCAATGGAACGTGAGAAATTTAGTCTAGATGTAGAACAAAAACGTCAAGATTACATTTTAAAAATGAAACAATTAAATAACGATATGCTTAAACATAAGGATAACGTAGAGCTAACTAAGGAAGCTCACGCTATTTCTAGAAGTAAGAAAGCAACGAAATAGCTATTAACAATGGCTTAATTTTTAAAAGTTTTTACGTTTTAATTTGGATTTAACAAAAAAATACATTATATTTGTAAACTTTATAAAATAGGGAGAAAATTATGGAAGAAGAAAATGATTTAATGTCAATCTTTGGTTCTAACCAAGAACTTAATTTTGATGGTGATTTTACAGATACATTTGACGAGAGTCAAGATGATACTGATAACACAGAAGATACAGAAAATACAAATACTAATCCTATCGAGGAAGAAGAAGATTCTCCAGAGAACGTAGATGGGCGTGAAGATGAAAATAATGAGGACGATGATTCAGCTGTTGAATCCTCTCCCAACTTATATTCTTCCATCGCAGATGTTCTTTTTGAACAAGGGATCATCCCCTCATTAGAATCTTCACAAGAAATAAAATCAGTTGATGATTTTGTAGATGTATTTAAAAAAGAAATAAACATTCAGGCGGACAGAAAGCTTGAAGAATATCTCAACAGTTTAGATGTTGAAAAAATCGCATCATCTAGACAAACACAACTTGAATTAAATAGTATTGATGAAGATTATTTAAAAGATAATTTAGAAGTCGCTAAAGATATTATTTTTAGAGATTATATTAATCAAGGATTGTCAGAAGATCGCGCACGTAAGATGTTACGTAAAGCAGTTGATCTAGGTGAAGATGTTCTTTTAGAAGATGCTCTTGAGTCTGTACAAAGTTTAAAAGAGTTTGAGGCTAAACAAGAAGAACTTGAAAAAGCTCGTTATTCTCAATCTTTAGAAGATCAACGTAAACAACAAGAACAATTAGATGCAACTATTAAAAACTACATCTATAATTCTACAGAAATTGTAAAAGGTATTCCTAATACTAAAGCCTTACAAGAAAAGGTATTTAAAACAATGACTGAAGTTGTTTCTAAAAATCCTCAAACAGGTGAATTGGAAAATAAATTAATGAAAGATAGATCAGCGAACCCTATTGAGTTTGATACGAAAATGTACTACCTATATGAGTTAACAAATGGTTTTTCTGATTTAAGTAAAATTTCAAACACCGTCGGATCTAAAGCTGTTAAAAAATTAGAAACAGTTTTACGTAAGACACGATTTGAGGATAATGGTGCTCCAGGGTACATGCAAGATCCAAATAGTTATAATGGTTTTGGATCAGAATTAGTTTTATAAAATATTAATAATTAAATAAATAAATATGTCTTTAGGTAAATTTGTAATGACAAAGGGTAAAGCCTGGTCAGGATTGACACTAAAAAATCACATCGGTGCTATTTTTGGAAGTCAACCACAATTAATTTCTCCGCTAACAACTGTGTTGTTGCAAAACTCAGGAATGAAAAATTTAGATACTACGTTATCTTTGTTTCCTGAAAAAGTATTAAATACTGCAGATGATTTCGTATGGAAAGTAGTAGGTAGTGATGAGAGAAACATTCCACTTGTTGAAGCAAGATTTCAAGGAGCTGTTGTTGATGCTAACACTGTAGGTGTAGGTATTGCAAGAACAAAATTCCAATTGGTATTTGCTGAAAAATGGTTTACTAAAATGCACGTAATTGCTGGTCCAAGACCTGATGTTTACCAAATCAGATTGTTAGAAGATGCTTACGAAGAAGGTACTAACTACGTTTATGACTGTGAAGTTTGGGGTGGTCAAGAATCATTAGCAGGTATTCCTGGAGATGAGCTTTTACCAGGTAACAGATTCTCTATCGAGGGTGCGCCTGTTGAAGACGAACTTTCTATCAAAGGTGCTGGTATTCAATTTACATCTCCATACTTAATTAGAAACTCAGTTTCTACAATGCGTGTTGAGCATAAAGTATCTGGAGCAATGATCGACTGCAAAGTTGAGCCTGTATATTTTGCAGGTATTGAAACAAGAGATCCTAACACTGGAAAAGTTCACAAATCTAGCACTTGGATGCAAGAAGTTTACTGGCAGTTTGAAAAAGCATTCTCTCGTATTAAATCACGTACTATCATGTTTGGTAAAACTAACCGTGATGAGAATGGTCGTTTCTTGAACAAAGGTAATGCTAACATTGAAATTAAAGCTGGTTCTGGTATCCGTGAGCAAATGGAAGTATCTAATACTATTACTTACAACAGATTCTCTATGCGTCTTTTAGAAGATGTATTGTCTGAATTGTCTGAAGGTAAATTAGATTTCACTGAAAGAAAGTTTATGTTACGTACAGGTGAAAGAGGGGCTGCCCAATTTAACCGTGCTTGTACTGCTGCTGCTTCAGGTTGGAAAGCTATCTTTGATAACACAAACCAAAATGCTGTAAAACAAGTTTCTTCTAAATTTAATGAAAACGCGTTTAAAGCTGGATTCCAATTTACAGAATGGATTGCACCAAATAACATTCACATTATGTTAGAGGTTGATCCTATGTATGATGATAAAGTTCGTAACAAAGTTCTTCACCCTGATGGTGGGGTTGCTGAATCTTACAGATACGACATCCTTTACATCGGTTCAATGGAAGAGCCTAATATCCAAAAAGTAAAAGTACGTGGTGATGATGAATTACGTGGTTACATGGCAGGTATTAGAGATCCATTCTCTGGACGTAGAGGTGGTGTAATGCAATTGATGGAAGACTCTGCTACTATGACTGCAATGTGTGGTACTGGTGCAATGGTTAAAGATCCATCTAGAACAGCTACATTGAAACCAGCGTTATTAGACTAATACAATATAGGCTTTTAGAGGTGTGCCCAAAAACACCTCTTACTTTTTAATAAATTTAATTGGGAGAAATAATGGGAGAAATTACAAAAGAAAACAAGTTTACTTTACCTGAGAAAACAATTACAGTAAAGTATATTCCTCGTAAAAAAGGAATGGCGTCAAATGTTGGCGATGATCACGTATTAGCAGGAGGAATGTTATCTGGATCAATAAAGAAGTTTCAGGTGCCTTTGTTAAGAAATGGTTCAATTGCTAATATTTTAACATCAGAAGAAAAAGAATACTTAGAGAATGTTACAGGTTTAAATTTATCAGTATATGGTGAATTTTGGACAACACACTACGTATCGTTATTTAAAGATGATAATAGATTTAATTTAGGTAATCCAATGGATTATATTTCATATAAGATCTTAACATTTTTAAAAGATGATATTGCACCTAATTGGGCAGATCGTAATAAAAAACAAACATATCAGTTTGTTGTTACAAGTAGTGATGAAGAACTTTCTGAAAAGAAACAAGCTTTTGATTACAAGAAAAACGCATTTAAGCTTTATGGTAAAATTGAAGATGATAAGGAAAAACTTCTTAGTATTTTAAAACTTCTTACCAATAAACCAATCTCAGAAGATACATCTTTAAAATGGTTACAAACTAAGGTTGAAGAACATTTAGACAAGGAACCAAAATCATTTGTAGAATTAATGACAGATTCTAATTTAGAAACTAAAATATTAATTCAAACTGCCGAGGATAAAGGTGTTATTATTAAATCTGGAAATAAATATGCAACAACTGACGGTTTAGACTTATGTGAAAACGGTCAAGTAGCTTCTTTTGAAAATACTGTTACATATTTAAATAATCCAAAACATCAAGAAGTTAGAAGCTTAATTGAAGCTAAGATTTTAAAATCTAAAAAATAACTATGACTACATCTGAATTTAAAAATGAATTTCAAATACACTACAATGCGATTGCATCACAAAGTGCACCTGGTTTAGATGATTATGAAATTAGTCTTTTTCTAACTAAGGCTCAATTGGAAATAGTTAAAAACTATTACAGTGCGCTTGGTAATAAGTATAAAAAAGGATTTGAGGGTTCAGAAAAAAGACGAGTTGATTTAAAAGAATTAGTAAAGACACATACTTCTACAACAATAGTTTCTTCAAGCGATGGTTTATCTAGTACCTCTAAATTTTTTAAAATACCTGATAACCATCTATAGATATATTTTCACCAGGAAATGTAGTATTAAGATTTGACAATATTATAGGTCTTGGATATTTAATATACCTTAGTTGATATTTTGCAATCGTATAAGGTGTAACT